TAATAAAATATTATATGCAAAAGCCAATATATTTAATATCCCAACCACTCCTACTAATCTTAGAATAAATAATGAAATTCACTATTCTGGACCATCTGTGGATAAGGTTATGACATGGAACGAGTCAACAGATTCAAACGGAGGAGCTATATCATACGTTATAGAAATTTACAATGACAATGAGGAAATGATGAGGGAAATAGTAGCATATGGACCATGGGAAGTTTGGTTCTATTCAGTTGCGGGTTCTTACTATTATAGAGTAAAAGCAATATCTCAGTTATTTCCCGACCCAAATAAACCGTGGGAGTATATCAAAGAGATAGAGTCTGAATGGAGTAATAATTGCTATTTTGAGATAACAACAGAAAGTTTTAAGCTTTTTGCAAAAACATGTATAAGTGAAAAACTTATAGGAAGATTTTTTAGTAAACTATTTATTAAAGGAAGAGGAATTTTAAATATATCAACATACATAATTCCTAAAATTATTGGAAAAGTAATGGTTTGTAATAGGAATACTTCAGGGTTCTTCGGATTATTGAAAATACCTGCAAAAATAAATATTTATGCAAAAATGAATATAAAAACAAATTTTAGAGACATATATTCAAAATTATATATTACAGGAAGAAGAGGCTATTTAAAAGAGTTGTTTTCAAAGATGTTAATAGCACAAAAGGAATACCCTAAAGATTTATATAGCAAAACAACCGTATGTGATATTAAAAACTCTAATATGCACGGAAAAGTATTTGTAATAGCAAAAAGAATGTCTAATTTTTATGGAAGATTAAACCTTGTAGAGTTCTTATTGTTTGGTAAAACTAATGTAATAGTATCTTCTATAAAAGAACTGTATGGAAAATTAACTTTAAATAATTATCCAGCTATCCCAATTGTTACATCTGATGTTGGAAATGATTGGCAAGAAAATAATTTAGTTACAATTTCATGGACTGTTGATGAATCAAATACTCAAACAAATTCTTATAGATATTATATGTCTAAAGTAAAATATAGTAGTTTTTCTGAAATATCGTTTACAAATACTAATAATAATGAAATTTCTTTCGACTTAAATGATATAACGAAAGAAGGAATGGATGGGGCTGGAGAATATTATTTTTATGTTAATTCAGTTGGGAGAAATGGAAGTATCTCAGAAACCGTAGAGTATATAATAAGGTATAATAATAAACCAACAATTCCTGGAAAAATAATGATGGTAAATGGAAATAATTCAACAGAAGAAACTCCTATCATTTCTAGAAAAGAAAATAATATATTTTCATGGACAAGTTCTACTGACGAAAATTTTAATACAAACATAAAGTATGAATTACAAATTTCTTCAGACATGTATTTTTCTAATATATTATTAATTAAAGAAAATATAGGCAATGAGCCAGAAGAAGGAATTGTATCAACCACAATTAAACACAACTATGATGGAAATAACATATTCTATTGGAGAGTAAGGTCTTTTGATTCTTTTCAATATTCAGACTTCAGCAGAATTGCATCATTTAAAGGGAATATAATTCCAGGAGCACCATCAAATTTAACTGTTCAAGGGGTATAAAATGAAAGATATGAAGAGTGAAGCTAACCGCATGGAGATGATAGAAATTTATAGAGATAATCCTGCCGCTGCTGCCAGAGATTTATTAGGAATAGACCTAGCACCTCATCAGAGGGTTATTTTAAGGTCTATGTGGGATTGTAATAATGTTATTTTAATACTCAGTCGTGGTAGTGGAAAAACTTTCATTGACGCCGTTTTTGCGACTTTAAGAGCAATGTTGTTTCCTGGGGAAAGAGTTGGATTATTTTCCTCTAGTTATAGACAGGCTAAATTTATATTTGATGAGGTGTCAAAACTATATGATATATCTTCGGTTTTAAGAGATTGCTGTGAAAAAAGACCAACAAAAATGATTGACATGTGTCATCTTACATTTAAATCTACAGGAAATAAACCAGGTTCAGTGATTCATGCTCTTCCTCTTGGCGAAGGACACACAATAAGAGGAGCTAGATATTTTACTGTATTAATAGATGAAGCAGCACAAGTGCCATGCGAAATATTAGATGTAGTTATAAGAGGTATGATGGCAACATCAAAAAATCCAATGGAACAAGTAAGAATGAAAGAAAATCAAAATAAAATGATTGCTGCTGGAAAAAATGTAGATAAAAAAAATCTTCATAATAATAAAATAGTATTATCATCTACCGCATATTACCAATATAACCATTTATGGGCTAGAGTTAAAGGATATATAGATATAATGACAGAAAAGGCAATAAAAGTAAAAAGACTGGCATCTACAGGTAGAGAAATACCTAAAGAACTTACACTAGAACTAAGAGGACACGACTTAAATAGTCAAATACCATTTAATATAATGAAAGATGAAAATAGAGCACTTATTGCATTTGGATACGAAGATATGCCGGAAGGTTTTATGAACATAGAATCAATTACAGAAGCGAAAAGAGAAATGCCATCATACCAGTTTCTAATGGAATACTCGTGCAGGTTCCCCAATGATTCTGATGGATTCTTTCCGATGTCTTTTTTAGATAAGGCACGCTCTCATGGAGATTTTGCCTGTGCGTTATTTCTAAATAAGGAAACCGATATGATAAATGTAATGGGATGCGACCCAGCTAGAAATGGGGACAATTTTTCTATTTCTATTTTCCAGATTAATATAAAAACAGAAAAGGTAAAACTAGTAAGGGTTTTAACATATAATAAAATGACGTTTCCTTTTATGGCAACTGAAATAAGAAGATTAAGAAAACTTTATAACATATCTGAGATAGCGATGGACTCAGGCGGCGGAGGTCAAACAATAAGAGACCTTTTGGCTGATAAAAAAATGTGTCCACCTGGAGACGATATAATTTTACAAAATGGATTTGACGAACATATGTTTAAACATGGGAAAAGAATATTAAGACTTGTAGAGTTTACCAAATATGAGTGGGTATGTGAAGCAAATAATAATTTACTTTTAGGATTACAAAATGGTATGATTCAGATAGCTTGTGAAAAGGGAGCACTGAAAACTGGAAATGATTTTGACGAGAATCCAGAAGAAGAAAGTGCCAGAATAGAAATAACAAAAACCATCGAAGAAATGCAAAACATAGTGGTAACAAGAACCCAAACAGGAAGAGCCCATTGGGATACCCAGCAAAAAAGCCAAAGGAAAGATAGATATTCTGCTGTTCTTATTGGATATGATTTGGCTTACACTTATTTAGATAATATAAATAAACCACAATCTTTGGCAACTGGATTCTGGTTTGATTAAAAATTTCTATATCTTAAATTATAGAATATTTTTAGTAAAAATAACACAATGGAAAAATAACGACTGTTATTTTGGTTTTTAAATGTGTATCTTAAATAGACGATTTAACAATGGAGAGTCATATGGCAAAGAAAAACAATGTTGAAATTATAGATAATGGCAATGGTTCAAAATCTGCCGTAATAGAAATAGTTACTCCAAGAAGTTTGGCGATTGGCTCTACCTCTGGAAACTATGGCAATATTACCGATATGGCTTTTGAAATGGCTACTGGCACTCCAAATACTTATAGAATTTCTTCTGGAAATGAAGCAATTGCAAAACAAAAAATACTTAAAACTCTTTTCTATTGGGAAAAAGACCCAATGGTTTATAAATGTATTACATTAATGGCTCAACTTGCTAACGATACTTTTTCAATTTCTTGTGAAAATAAAAAGACAGAACTTGAACTTCGGTCTTGGTGGAAAGGAATTAAGGGTGATAATTTTTTAGAATATTTCTTCCTTGAGTATTTTCGCTCTGGAACTGTTCCAATTTTAAAAACAAATATTGAACGCACTCCTAAAAATGGATATAAAGGTAGCGTAAAAACAATCCCAGGTGGCTATACTATTTTAAATCCTTTAAATATAAGTTTGCAAGACTCTGGAATACCGTCTCTTCAGAATGCATACTTGACAATAAACTCATCATTTTTAAATTTGTTAGATAATAAAGAAGCAGCAGAAAAGCTTAAAGAATCTTTTCCTTCAGAAATTATAGGAGAAATAAAAAGTGGAAATGGAAAAATCCTATTACCAACTTCTATTTTCTCAATAGTTTCAAAAGATAAACAACCATATGAAGCATGGGCGATGCCAATGACATCTCACGCTTTTGATTCATTAGATTTTAAGAGAGAATTAATGGAGATGGATAGGTCTACTTCTCGTGGAATTAAAAACAGAATATTAAAAGTTACCATCGGTAGTGATACCTTTCCAGTGACAGATACAAAAGAATTAACTGTTTTAGCCAACAAATTTAAAACCAATGCAAAGAATTTAACCATATTTTGGAACCATACCTTAAATATAGAATATATAGAACCAGATTTATCTTCATTAAATGCAGACAAATATCAATCTGTAAATGATGAAATAAGAAGCACTTATGGAATAACTCCAGTATTACTTGGAACAGAGGGAGCCAGTTCTGGAAACAACTCTTTATGTTTAAAAGGAATGATTGAAATGTTAGAACAAGCTAGAACTGCTTTCATAACATGGTTTGATGCCGAAATAATGGAAGTATCAAACTTGATAACGAAAACAAAAGAAGAAGATGTATCTGTTGCTTTTGGTTCTTTAAACCTTAAAGATGAGAATGACTATTTTAGAGTAATTATGCAAATGGTAGACAGACAAGTTATCTCTTATGAAACAGCAATGGAAACTATTGGATATCACTTCCCAAAAGAATTAAAAAGGTTAGAATCAGAAAAGAAAACCAGAGATGAAAAGGGCATTCTAATTGCTCAAAAAGCCCCAACTCAGGGAGGAAACTCTGGCGGAGTAGACCAGGCAGCAGAGCCTTCAAAAACAGGCGGCAGACCAAAGGGCGGAAACAAAGAGATGTCAAGACCAAATAGTAAAGACAAACCTAAAAGACCTTCAGGAATTAAACTAGTAGCAGAAATAAAGAAAGACATTTCTTTAGCTATAGCAAATGGAGGAACCCAAGAAGAAGTTAAATCAATCGCTAAAAAAGCAATCGCAAATATAACTAATAAAGAAAATTCTGAAACAATAGCTTATCTAATAGATAATTCTAAAGATTTTACTAAAATTGATGAAACTA